AGCTGCTAATTTTGTAGGATCATTGCCAGCTTCTTCAATAGCATTATTTAAAGTTGTTCTCATTTCTCTTGGTAAAGATTCTTTTCCTGTTAAAGGATCTATTAAATGTCCACCTCGCTTATTCATTCCAATGTCTTCGTTGTCTGGTGCTTTGTTAAGACCTGGAATAAAAGGTAGCGCTGCCGATATACCCAGTATTTTACCTAGACTTAAATTGCCTTTGGCACTCCATGCATTCTTTAAGCTTGCATCTTTAAGAAACATGTGCTTGCCTAAGTTAGAAAAATTACTCCACCCTCCAGTAATTCCTCCTCCGCCTGGAAGCCAACCTCCAGCTAAATAAGCTCCTCCAGCTAACATAGCCATCTTACCTACATCACTCTTTAAAACTTTTCCTGCTGCTTTGGCTACGCCTTTAACAGCTTTACCTACGCTCTTAAATACACTACCTAAACCGTAAGCTCTTCTTCCAGTATTTGTATCCATGATACCACCAAAGGCTCTTGGTATTCTTCCACCATCTTTATAGTTTGGGTAAGGATAAACAGTATCAAAATTCCATTGTTTAGTTTTCCAATCAGTGTCTTCATCGGTTTCTTCGCCGCCACCGCCGCCACCGCCGCTACGATTCATCGCTGCCATATAAGCTTCATAAGAAGGGTAACCTAATCTTTGCCATAAAGGATCACCATCACCTCCTCCTCCTCCGTGTCTATTTGGATTAGTTTTATCTAAATATGCATCAATGTCAGCTTGTTTAAGATCTGGACCCATTTCTATTAAATCATTTAGCATAGATGTTCTATTAAAGTGAGACTTAAGTGTATTAAAATTAGGTTTGCTAAAACCAAGTGCTTGAAGAGCTACGGGAGTCATACCAATAGTTGAAAAATCTCCTGTTGAATCTATGTAATTAGTTCCTAATTCTTTACCTGTTTTTCCTTTAGTACTTAATCCAAAAGGACCTAACTCAGGTCCTCCCCATTTACTTACATCAAAAGTAGTTCCTTTTTGAAATCCATCTTTAAATTCATGTGTACCAAAAGTACCAGTGCTTTGATCCCAAGATCCTGAAAGACCTTCCATAATTTCATCAACATCCATATGAGGATTTTTAGTATGTACAGATTCTAAATAATCTCTTAAAGCTTTATCTTTTTTAGCTTTATTTTTTCTAGCCCATTCTAAATTTTTAGTATTATGCCAACTATTCCAAGTGTCAATTCCTTTAGACCAAGCGTTTTTTGTATTTTGTTTAGTCCAATCTACTTCTTTTGCTTCATCAATAGCTTTTTGATCAACTACTGGAGGACCTCTAAATCCAGCGTCTCTATAGTTAGGATCTCTACTCCAGTCAGTATGCATTCCACCATGTGAAGGACTTGCATGCGAAAGACCCCTTATCTCTGCTGCAGATTTTCCAGCATATGCTCCAGTACCTACTGAACCTGCATGTGATTTTCCACTTGCAATATCTTTCTCTGCTCTTTCTTGTTGACCCCAATCTTGTGGTCCACCATAACCTGGTCTTTTACCATTACCACTAGATTTAACTAGCTGTGATATACCACCAGTGTTTTTATATACTCTGCTTCCATAGGTGTTAGTCCAGTCTCTTGCGATCTCTGGCTCGTTAGCCCATAGATATTTTCTTTGTGCTTCTGATTTAAATGGCACGGTTTAATCTCCTCCAGAATCAATAAAGTCTAATGCTTCGCCATATAATTCCATTTGCAACGCTTGAGAAAGATCATAGAATTCTCTTCCATATCTTTCCTCAGCCCAATCTTCGGCTAACATTTGAGCTTTCCATCCTCTTGCTCCACCACCTGCCATCTTCATGGTTTCTTTTTCTTTAATTGTTTCAATTCCTTTAGGAGTATCTATTGTTTCTTTTAGTGTAGACTTTTCATCAAACATTTGATCTCCACCCGTATTCATAATTTCTCCTGGAAAACTTAAAAAGTTTCCTGTTGGTGTTGGACGAGGATCCATATCACCACCAAACCTAGCTGGCATTCTTTCGCTCATGCTTACTTGTTCTTCCATCATGCCTCTAGGCATTTGTGAAGCGATACCTTGACCTGCTTCTTGTTGCTGGTCCATTTGCATTTGTTGTAAAATCTTTTTCCAAATTCCACTTTTATAAAATTGTTCAAACCCTTGGAATTGTACTTTTTGTTGGGGTTCCATTTGCTCCCATATTTGAGCTGCAATTTGTTTGGACTGTTCATTTCCTTCAGCTCCACCCATTCTAATATCACCCCTATTATACTTAATACTAGGTGCTCCTGTTTCTATGGTTTCTGACATTTTTTCTTCGAACATATAAAATCTCCTGAATTTATTAGTTTACTTGGTTTTTGATAACAAATCAATAGCTGGCATTATAACTTTTACATCTCTTTGG